ATGGATAAGATAAAAGTGTTCTTTGAGCATTTCCAGGCGCTTCCATCATGGTTCACTAATTTATGGATACTTGTATGTGCGTCAATTTTTGGTATAAAGGGTACACAAATTTTCAGAAATGGAAAAAAATAAGGAGTAAATATGAGAAATGATTTTGGAACAAGACCTTACAAATCTAGATTCCCGTACAAAGGTGGCAAAAGTGTTTCTAAGAAAAAGAAACAAGGCTACAAAGATAGAGAAGATGAGTCTCTAGGTATGAGAACTGGAAAAGAATCCACTAAGAAACAATCTATGAAAGATCGTAGAGATGAATCTTATGGAGCTTGGGGTAAAAGAAAATCTGGTAAAATTAATAAGTAGGTAGTTATGTCAATAGTTGGAGCAGCTCTGAGAGGATTTGGTAGAGCTTTAAAAAATAAAAAAAGAAGTGGAACAATTAAATCTATCAAACCTGCAAAAGATTTAACAGGACGAAGAAAAAGTTATGAGTCAATGGTTGACACTGTAAATAAGCAGTACACAACTAAAGGTGTTAAACCAGGACAAAGTGGTTCTAAAATTAAAAAAGAAGCTACTTCAAAAGCTTCTGCACTTCATGATAAATATGAAAAAGCTTCAAGCGATGTAAAAAAATATAATAAAAGACTGAAACAAAAAGCTTTTGGTGGCGCTAGTGCCACAGTTGCTGGAGGAGTTGGTGCACACTTAGCCGCTAAAAAGAAATTTCCAAAATATAAAAAATTTATAGAACAGGATATTGCAGTTAAAGACGGCAAATTAAAATTAGTTACTAAAAAGAAAAAATAATGAGAAGTTTTAGATCACCAAACTCTGGACAAACATCTTTAACGTTGCAACATGCAACAAATCCTAGATCAGGATATAGACCACCAGCAGGCCATAACGCTGATGGATATATGATGCCTGAAAGAGTTGGATTTAAAAAAGGTGGCTGGATTCAAGACGTAAATAAATCAATTAAAAAACGTGGAACTAAAGGAAAGTGTACACCTATTACAAAAAAAGGTTGCACTGGACGAGCAAAAGCTTTAGCAAAGACATTTAAGAAAATGGCTAAGAAAAGAAAAGGAAAATAATATGCCTTTAAGAAAAATAAAAGAAAAACCTAAAAGTTGGATTACTAAAAAAGTAAAACCAACAAAGTGGATTACTAAAAAAGAAAAATCTAAAAGTACTCTTACGGGCACTGACACAACACGTGGTGGTGGACCAGATGAAGGTAATGTAGGTTATAACAAAGATATGATTTACAGACATGGAGAACGCAGAAAAAATTTGAGAGAAGCAGTGGAAAAATTAAAAAAAAGACCGGAAAGAACACTTAAACCCTATCGTGCTAAAAAATCTGTGGGTGGTATAACGAAAATTTTAAGGAGACTTGGAAAAGAAATAAAAAAACAACCACTACCAAAAAAAACAAAAGATTTAGATAAAAAATTTAAAAAAGCTTTTCCACATCATGATTCAGCAGGAAAGTTAAAAAAAGCTGGAGGTGGAAGAGCCATTTATAAATCAGGTGGTGCAGTCATGACTGGTAAAAAAGTAGGCTGCCAAATAAAATAATGATTAAACATTTTATAAATTGGGTGAAAGGTTTATTTACACCTAAAAAAGAAGAACCAGTAGTTTTGGAAGAAGCTCCTGCAGAAAAAAAAACTATTAATCATTGTGGAAGTCACAACAGATTTAGAAAGAATTGCCCTGACTGCTTAAGAGTAATAGCACTTATATAATGGATTTAGAAAACGTAATATATAAATTAAGACGAGCTTTAGATAATAGAGTTAAAACATTAGCAATCTCTGTAACGTCCGGAGGGGTTGACAGTATGGAAACATATAAGTATATAATAGGACAAATAAACGCCCTAGAGGCAACTAAACAGGAACTCTCTAACCTGCTAGACAATAAGGAGCAAAATGAAAACAGAGGCACAGTCATCAAAATCAACGGCGCAAAGCCAAAAGATAATCACACCAAATAAAGAATTAGTCGGAGTTAAAAAATCCGAACCTAAAAAAGAAATTACAAACGAAAAAGATAAACTACCACAACCAACTGGTTGGAGAATGTTAGTTCTTCCATTTAGAATGAGTGAAAAATCTAAAGGTGGAGTTTTATTTTCACATGAAACTATAGATAAACAACAAATTGCATCACAGTGCGGAAACGTATTAGCGATGGGTCCACAATGTTATAAGGATAAAGAACGTTATCCTCATGGCCCATGGTGCAAGGTCGGTGATTGGGTGGTCTTTGCTCGTTATGCAGGATCACGTATACAAATTGAAGGTGGGGAAGTAAGGTTGTTAAATGAAGATGAAGTTTTAGCAACTGTCAAGAATCCAGAGGATATCTTGCATCAATACTAACATAGAAGGAGAAAACTATGCCAGAAGACAAAAAAACAGTAGATATAGATACTTCAGGACCTGAAGTAGATGTAGATATTGAAGAAAAAAAGGATGAAGCCGTTATTGAAACGGAAGCACCTAAAGAGGAAACCCCGGAACAAGAAACAGTAAAAGATGAAACAGCAAAAGAAATAAAAAAGGAACAAAAACAAGAAGACTCTAAGTTAGAGGATTATAGTAAAGGTGTTCAATCTCGTATTGCTAAACTTACTCGTAAGATGAGAGAAGCAGAACGAAGAGAAGACGCAGCTATACAATATGCTCAAGCTTTAGAGAAAAAAAGGCAACTTGATCAGGAAAGATTTCAAAAAGTCGATGCTGATTATAGTAAAAAAGTTGAGGAGCATGTAAAAACTGGAATGGAATCTGCGCAAAAAAGTTTAGCGCAAGCCATTGAAGCAGGTGATGCAGCTGCTCAAGTCGAAGCAAATAAACGTATTGCCGAACTAGCGTTCGAAAATGCGAAAATACAACAACAACAAAGAGTTGTACAGGACGAGAAACCTGCACAGCTTTCTGACGGTGGAAAACTACCAGAAAGAACTCCACAATCATTACCTGAAGCTGATCCTATGGCTGAAGATTGGGCTGCTAAAAATAGATGGTTCGGAACTAACCGAGCTATGACATTTACAGCGTTTGAGATTCACAAAGATCTAGTGGAAAAAGAAGGTTATGATCCTAAATCAAATGAATATTATGAAGAAATAGACAAACGTATAAGAGTTGACTTTCCTAATAAATTTGATAATAGTGGAGATATACAAACGACTAGACCCGTTCAGTCGGTGGCTTCTGCGAATAGAAGTGCAAAAACTGGTCGCAAACAAATGAGACTCACATCATCTCAAGTAGCAATAGCTAAAAAATTAGGTGTGCCACTCGAAGAATATGCAAAACAATTAAAACTCACGAAGGAGGCATAAGCATATGACAAAAGATAAGAAAACAACTTCTCGTGCGGCTGATACACGGTCAAAAACTGAAAGGCCAAAAGTGTACAAGCCACCATCCTCTCTGGATGCACCACCAGCGCCTAATGGCTTTAGGCACAGATGGATCAGAGCCGAATCTGTAGGATTCCAAGATAGTAAAAACATTTTTGGAAGACTTAGAGAAGGATATGAATTAGTGAGAGCTGATGAATATAAAGATTCTGATTATCCTGTAGTTACTGAAGGCAAATACGCTGGAGTCATTGGAGTAGGAGGCCTATTGTTGGCTAGGATACCCGAAGAACTCGCGAAGCAACGTGTTGAGTATCAGAAGAAACTTACTGAAGGTCAAGACGAAGCAGTTGAAACCGACTTGCTAAGGGAACAACATAAGAGTATGCCGATCGATGTTGATCGACAGTCTCGTGTAACCTTCGGTGGTACAAAGAAAAGTTAATTTTCTCGGGATAACAACCAATTCCCTACTATCGATTTAAATAAACCCGTCTATAGAGATATAGACAAAAGGAGTAATAACTATGGCAAATAGTAACACAGCTGGTGACGGTTTGAATGCTACAAGTATGCTTGGAAATACTCCTGCTCCGCAAGGTCAATCTGCTTATAAGATTGACGCTGGATACGGAACTGCTATTTATAATGGCGCTCCCGTTGTCAGTGCAGCAGGATATATGACTGAGGGTACAGTAGTAACAACTGGAACCACTTCAATGTGCGGCGTGCTAAATGGTGTTTTCTACAATGCGGCTACAACTTTGAAGCCAACTTGGGATAACTACTATGCAGGCAGCATTACTCCGGCTAACAGTGAAGATATTACAGCGTTCGTTAATGATGCGCCGTGGCAAAACTACGAAATCTTTACAGATGCAGCAGTAACACAGGCAGGTTTTATGGAAACATATAACATGAATGCAGCATCTGGAAGTACAGTCACAGGTAAATCAACTAACACGTTGGATATTGGATCTACACATGCTACTAACTACTCATGGAGATTATTAAGGGTCGCTGACGATCCTGAAAATAATGACATAACTGCAGCTTACTGCAAAGTTGTTGTTATTTCTAATTTAAATGAGTTTGTTGATAGCGCATAATAGGAGCATATAGACATGGCAATATCAAGAGCACAGCTAGTTAAAGAACTAGAACCAGGCCTAAATGCACTATTTGGGCTGGAGTACAAACGGTATGACAATGAGTCTGCCGAAATATACGTTACTGAATCTAGTGACAGGGCTTTCGAAGAGGAAGTTATGTTATCAGGATTCGCTAACGCTGATGTAAAAGCAGAAGGTCAAGGCGTATCTTACGATACAGCACAAGAGACTTACACTGCTCGTTACACTATGGAAACGATCGCGCTTGCTTTCGCTATCACAGAAGAAGCTATCGAAGATAACCTCTACGATAGATTAGCTTCTAGATACACAAAAGCACTAGCAAGATCTATGTCTAACGCTAAACAAGTTAAAGCTGCGGTACCTTTAAACAATGGTCTACCTTCGGTAGGTACATTCAAAACTGGTGACGCTATTTCATTGTTCTCTACGAATCACACTACGATTCAGGGAGCATGTTCAAACACTTTAACTACTCAAGCTGACTTAAACGAAACTTCATTAGAACAAGCACTGATTGATATCGCTGCAATGACTGATGAAAGAGGTTTAAAAATCGCTGCGAGAGGTGTTAAGATGATAGTTCCATCTGCTAATCAGTAT